CGACCGAATGACGGCTGCCAGCCCCAATCGCTCCGGGGGCCGGTGTCCTCGTCGTCGTCATAGAAGCTTCGGCCATTCTGCGAACCGTTGAGGTAGACGATCCCCGTGCGAAGGTCCGCGTGGTAGCTGGTCGAGTCAAACGCCGTGCCGACGGTGTTGGAAGCGTCAATGGGCGAGATGGAAGTGATCGAGCTGATCGGATGCTCGCGAAGCTGAAGCGTGCCCGCGTTCGTCGCCTCGTAGTCCTCGGTGCGGGTCGCGTCCTCCAGACCGTTCCCGAGGTTGCGGCCCAGTGCCCGGCGTGCTTCGTGCTGTACGCCCGCGATGATGATGTCGAGCTGGTTGTCGTAGGCCGTGCCAGTGATACCGGCGTAGGTCTTGTAGTTGGCCCGCGTGATGATCGCCACGGAATCCCCCTTAGTTGATGAGCATCGCCTCGCACGCGACCACGGTATTCGCACCGCCGCTCACGCTTGCCGCAGTCTCGGTCAGGACCAGCAACCACTTCGCGCCGCGAAGGTCGATCCCGTCCAGCGAAGACGCGAGTTCGTTGCTGTAGAGGTAGGTGCCGTCATTGATGCACCCCGCCGAGGCAGCAGTCTCCAGCGTCAGCGTGATGCCCGCCGCGTTGCTGTCCGCGTTGTCCAGACGCCGCACGGTGGCTTTGGTTTCGTCGATGACGCCAGCCGCCGACACCGCGTCGTCGTTGCCCCAGACCCCGTACACCCGGACCACTGGCGAAGTGGTCACAGTTGACACGGCGTCGTCATAGCGGGCCATCAGCGTGACGCGGGTGGCCCCGTCGTGGACGTAGATTGGGTGGACGTTGGTGTTGGAATATGACGAAGGCCGCATAAGGACGGTGGCAGACTCAGCCGTCGCCGAGAGGTTATCGTGGGCAATGACCCACGCACCCTTCACGGACGCCGGGTAGGTGATGCTCCCGCTTGCGATTTCCGCCCCGCCTTTGGTAACTGTGCCCATCGCTCATCCTTTCAATACCCCCCGCCCGCACATTGCGGAACGGGGGGTAAAACTACCCTCTAACGCTGATCGGCTTGCCCTTCTTCTGGTACTCGTCTAAGTGCTGATGAATGACCTGATAGCTCGCGTCCACCCATGACACCATGACCTGAAGGTGCCCGATGTTGACTCGCGGCGACACATACGTCTGGCTCACCGTGTTGAGGTTGTGCCAGAACGCAACGTCCGCATCGACCCGCCCATCGCCCCACGTCCCATCGGGTGCGGGCTTGTGGTGGAGCCACGGCTTCTTCATCGCCTTCAGCACGCTCGTGCGGATGATCGTGAGGCCGAAGTGGGCCGACTTCACCTTGAAGATGTCGCCGCACGCCTCGCCCACCGTGACAGGCTCGCCTTCATTGCGGGCAATCAGCGGTATCGCGTCGGGGCCACGCTTGGCCTGCATCGAAGCAATCGCACCCGCCTCCGGGTACAGATCCATCATCGTGACCAGCCGTTGAACGTCGGCAGGCGTGAACACCGAGTCGTAGTCGAGCGTGATCGCGTACTCGACGCCGGACGCCAACGCCTGTTCCAGCGCCCGTTCCATGTTCTGATCGAAGTACGCCCCGCTGGTGCAGATGTACGGGATGTTGAGCTTGACGCACGCGAGGGTCGCCAAGTCCCGGTTGTACGTCCAGTTGAGCCTGGGCATGGTCGCCACAACCAGAACCCGCTCGTGCATGGGCTTCGTGGTCGTCGGCTTGATGCCTTCGAGGTTGAGCGAACACGGCAGCGTCGAGCAATCGCCGTTATCCCCGGTCCACTTCTGGATGGCGAACAGCCCGGCCTTCTCCAACTGCCACCGAAGGCCCATCTCATCGAAGAGGGCGTGGTGGGCGTCGTTCGCGTCAACGTGCCCGCCGAGAATGAACCCGGCAAGGGGCAGTTCGGTGTTGCCTTCGAGGTACTGGGCCGCACACCACCGGAAGTCGGGGACCGCAATGCGGATCGTGCCGCCCGGTTTCAACACCCGCACCCACTCGTTCAGCACTTCCTGAACCTTGTCCTGCGGGAAGTGTTCGAGGATGTGAGACGCGCGGATTTCGTCCACGCTTCCATCCGCAAACTGTGCGAGCGGGAAAGCCTCGGAACCAAACGCCCGGTCGATGGGTGTGAACCCTTCGATCGGGGGTGCGTCCAGTCCTGCTCCGATGTTGAGTTTCACCATAATACGGGACCGTGGCTCTCGCTCGCGGTCCCGCGTGGAGGGGGATCAGAGGTTGCCGGGGTTGTTGCTGACGCTGGAAGCGATGGCCGCACAACCGGCTTCGGACGCCGAGTTGGGGGCCTGTGCAGCGTGGAAGGCTTCAACCAGAATATCAACGCGGCGGTAGTTCGTGGTCGCCGGAGGGGTGGCGTTCACGAAGGCGAACTTGTGCTTGTTGTTGCTGATGGAGAGCTTCGTGATGCTGGCGTAGGTCGTGTTGTTGTGGACGCCAAGCACGAACTGGGAAGTGCTTGCCGTGCTGGTGGTCACACCAACCAGACCGGACACGGCGGTAGCGTTCGCGTAGGTGGTGGTGTCACCGACCAACACGGACAGCCCCGCCCACTTCACATCCGCGTTGGTAGCCGTCGCCGGGGGGTGAAGCGCGCTGATGACGACGTGGCCGTAGCCGGAGATATCAAACGGGCCATACGAGGCCGTCGCGTCCGTGGCAACCGTTGCCAAGCCCGCGACTCCGATGTTTTTGCAGGTCATTCCGAGAATCATTGCTTTGCTCCTGTTCCTTGGGGTGTTTGGGGTTAGCTGGTCGCGACGAGAGACACGATCGGGCCGAAGGTCGATCCGCGACCGTCGCCGTGGACCGCGATACCGCAGCGAGCCGTTGCACGCCACTGGATCGCGTCGTTCGCAAACGCCGCGTGTTCGCTGGACATGATCGCGAGGTCCTGACGTTCGCCGATGATCGACGCCGCCTGGAAGTCGCCGATGTAACAGGACTTGACCGAAGACCCGGTGGCCGTCGGGAGGACCTGAGAGAAGAACACGGGCATGCCGAGGAACTGGCCGTCGGCGGCAAAGTTGCCGTACATGAGTTCCTTGAACTGGCTGGTGGCCTTGTCCAGACGGACGAGGACCTGGTGGTAGAACTGACGGCTGCACACCAAAGCGATGCTGTCGCCGCCGCGAATGTTCTGGAGACTGCCCATGGCCTTGTTGAAGTCGGCGGTGGTGAACGCGGACCAGTTGCCCGAACCGTTGATGTACGCACCAGCCGGGAGGGCGTTGGCGAGGCCGGAGTAGCCGCCGTAGGTCGAGGTGCCGTCGCCGAGGAAGTAGGCGTTGTCGAGGGCGAGGTCGTAGCCTTCGCGGAGGCTGGTGGCGATCGCGTCGGCCACGCTCACGGCGGCGTCTGCCAGCAACTCGTTCGAGCTGTTGACCACGGCCTTGAGCTTGCGGGCGATGACTTCGACCATATCGAACGTGACGTTCTGGGCCGTGCTGGACTGGGTTTCAGACTCCCAGTTCATCGTGGGGATGCCAGTCTTCCGGGGAAGCTGCTGCACTTCGCGAGACATGCGGGCCACGTTCGCGATGCGGCGGGACGTGCCGTAGGGCTCGGTGAGGTAGAGCAGGGAAGAAACGAACTCGGTCGGCACAAGGTAGCCGCCGAGGGTGTTGTCAAACTCAACCTGAGCCTTCTTGGCGATGTTGAGGTCGGCGGCCTTCTGGGCGTAGGAGTGCTGTCCAGCAATCGCCAGACGGGTAGTCGCCGCGAACACCTCGGCAGAGTCCGCGTCGGCGAACGCGGTGCGGCCCGACTTGGCCGCGTGGTCATACGCCTTCTTCGCGTTGGTGCCAGCGTGGACCGCCGGGGCTTCAACACCGCCCACACCCCGCACGGTGGCCGAAGCCGCCTTACGGGCCTGATCGCGGAACGCATCGCGTTCGGCGGTCAGCCGAGCAACGTCGTCGCCGTCGTCCGTCAGCACCAGCTTGGCCTTGGGCTTCGCAGCCTTCGTCGCCTTGCTGTGGGCCGCGTCGAGGTCGATCGACTCGCCGTCTTCGCCCTGAATGTCCAGGTTCTCGGTAACGAACGCCTTGACGGCTGCGAGGTCCATATCGGACCCCGTGTAGCCGTTCGCCTTGCACGCCTTCACAATCTTCGCCCAGTCCATAACACTGCTCCTTAGTGATTTCTCACCGGGACTCAGTGCCGGACTGCTGGGGCAACACGCCGCGCGTCCGTGGACCTTGCCGCGATACTCGGCGGTTAGCCGAGGATAACGATCTTCCGCCTCGCCTTTGTGGCGGGCTGTTGATTCATTGTAGCCGCCTCATCGGCGACCGCGTAAGCCTGACACTCACCGTTCATGGGGATCGGCGTATAGCTGATTTCGATGAGCTTGGATTTGCGGGTGATAAGCACCGCACCGGGGTATCGGGCCGCCTCTTCCTTTGTCGGCTTGCCGCTCTCGATCCGCTGGACCACCACCGAATGGCCGATGGTGTAGAGCCGGGCGAGCTTCTCCACCCAGTCACGCTTGCGGTTCTCGCCCTCCCCGCCGATCAGGACCGAGGTACAGATGAGCCCCTTGGGGGTCAGCTTCAGCGAACGGCACTTGCCCACCGCCGACAGAACGTCGTACTCGTGATCGACGAACATTGTGCGATTGCCAGCGAAGTACGATTGCCAGTCGATCCCCTCCGGCAGGATGACTTCCTTCTCCAGATCAACCGCGTCCGTCGTCGCGTACCCCTCAATCTGGAAGGGCTGCCCATTGGCCGGGGTAAACGCCTTGAAGACGGGATCTGCCCACGCCTTTACCGCCACGTCCGCCCCGTACCGCTTGACGGCAGCATCGCGTTTCGCCTTGATGTAGCCGGTCCATTTCATTCGCCTTCCTCCGTGACCAACTCGATGGTCGCACACCCGCATTGGGGGTGAATGTCGCTGGCCGTCATGACCGGCAGGCCCACCGTGTACGTCCGCCCGTCAGTCCCCACGATCGTTTCGCCAGCCTTGAAGAACGGTTCGCCGATGGGGGTCTTCTTCCCGGCCACGGCAGCAGCCGCACCCTCGCACAAGCCGCAGGGGTTGCCGCTCAGGTCCCAGGTCTTCGAATCGAACCCCAGTTCCTCGGCCTGCTTGAGCGACCCATGCTGGTAGGCCCTCGCCGTCTCAGTCCGGGCGATGACTTCGGCCCGGTTCGCTGACACGTCCGGGACGTTGGCAGTCAGGTCCGCCTGAATCTCGGCGATGGTCTTGCCCTGTTCCAACCCCGCGTCAATCGCCGTCCGCATCTGGTTCGCCATGGTGTCGGTTACGCCCTTGACCAGATCGAACCCGTACTGCTTGACGTACTCCTGAGCAACCGACGACGACAGGGGGGCCGCACCCGGTTCGTACTTCGCCACCATCTCCACCGCACCAGCCCGGAACGCCTCGGAGATGCTGGACCGCAACAGCCCTTCCAGTTCGGCAGACGACAGGGCCGAAATGTCGAAGGACCCATCGGGGCCGATCGCGTTGA